CCACGATGCGCCACGGAGAACACCATGGCGCAGCAGTTACAACTCATCAAGCAGTCCTCAGGAATCCTGATCCCCGCTACGCCGGAGACCAGCGATTTTCTGCAATCAAAATGTAAGCTGGGCGCAGTACTCGAAGCGGACTTCCGCCAGCTGCGTAACCCGGCCTTCCACCGTAAATTTTTCGCTTTGCTTAATCTCGGCTTCGAATACTGGGAGCCTACCGGCGGCGCGATCTCCTCGAACGAGCGTAGGCTGGTTACCGGCTACGCAAAATTCCTGTCCACGTTCGGTGGTAGCGAAGGCGCGCTACTGGACGCCGCTGAGCAGTATCTGGCGCGCATCGCTGATAAGCGCACCGGTAGTATCAGCCTCTGCAAATCGTTTGACGCCTACCGCGCCTGGGTGATCGTGGAAGCTGGCCACTATGACGCTATCCAGCTGCCTGACGGCACCCTCCGCAAACACCCCAGAAGTATCGCGTTCGCCAGTATGGACGAGCTGGAGTTTCAGCAGCTCTACAAAGCCGCGCTCGATGTTCTGTGGCGCTGGATATTATCCAGATCATTCAAGAACCAGCGTGAGGCTGAGAACGCCGCCGCGCAGCTGATGAGTTTCGCGGGGGGATGATGAGAACAGTCTACCGAAACAGAAAGTGGCTGGCCGCCGTCGGCCAGATTGAGCAATGCGTACTTTGCGGCGCATGGGGTACGCAGGTCGCTCACAGAAACGAGGGCAAAGGCACCGGTATGAAAGTCGACGACTGCGCCTGCGCCGCGCTCTGTGTGCATTGCCATCATGAGATCGATAACGGAAACCGCCTGTCGCGCGAGGAGCGTCGCCAGTTAATGGATCGCGCCATTGTGCTGACCCTCATTCAGATTGCCCGCCGTGGGCTGGTGGTGCCAGCGTGAAAGTGAACAACAACTCAATTAGAGGATCAGGGCATGATTAATCCGTCAGAAGTGGGTAAGGCCGGAGAGATGGTGCGCCTGCGCACTCTCGAAAGTGTGTGGATACAGGGCAAGCTGCGCATGTGGGGCCGCTGGTCTTACATAGGAGGCGGTAGCAGCGGGAATATGTTTAACCAATTGCTCGCCTCGAAGAAAATCACCAAATCCGCCATCAATGAAGCTTTACGCCGAATGAAGAGGCAGGGCATTACCAGGCAAGAGCTCGCTGCATTTTTAGAAGAAATTCTCCGGAGTAAAAATAAAAGTCATCTGGCGTTTTGCTCAGATTCAGAAGCGTCAGTTATTGATGGGGTAATAGCCAGAATACTGAAACAGGATGCAGGCTTACTTTATGTACTGCGCCAGCGCTATACGGGCTCGGGAAAGAGTAAGAGGCGCATGGCTGAGGAGCTCCAGGAAAAGCACCCTGAATGGTGTTTCATGACATGCCGCCGCCGTATTGATACGTGGTTAAGTCTCATCGAGGCCATGCTCTATGCTCCAATGTGTGATGCATTTAACGTAAACAGTGAAAGATTTTCGTTGCGAGATGAACCAGAAAGTGATTGAATTGTGATAGGCTCGGGACGTTAAAGCGAACTGAGCAATGCAAAGTTGTTGAAGCCCGCTATTGTGCGGGTTTTTTCTTGAGTATTAAAAAATGCTCTTGAGAGAAACATCTGTAGTGTTTTGTTTTTATGAAATGTAGACGTTAGCAGCGTTGGGACCACGAAGGCCGTTGATTCTACAGAATTCAACTCTTAAGCCAGGGATAAAAACTTCTGACTCGCGGAGTGCCAGAGCAGAGATATGAACCTGAACATCTTTACGACCATCAGAAGGAGTAATGAGGCCTTTCCCATTTTTATGGTCAAAATATTTGACAATGCCTGTCATTTTTAAAGACAAATAATAACCTTAGTATTGTGAAAACAGCATCATCATACGCAGTAATTATTAGATAGCCAGTTTATTTTTGTATAGTTTAACTTTACACAATTAAAAAATGAAAATTTGCTTAATTCGGGTATGTATGCATTAATGATGTTGTCGGTTTGAAATACAGACCGCTTGCAAAACATTTTACTAAAGCAATCCTCATCACCAGGCGCTATCGCTGATACCCTTTTTTTGAGTGTAATCGTTCAATGCCAAGCGTTTTCTGTAAAACAGACCATATTGCCGAGAGGCTTAAAAAAGGTAAGCAAAATGTCTGCAAAAATGATTGGGTTAGTTAAATGGTTTAACGGTGATAAAGGCTTTGGTTTTATCTCGCCAATCGATGGCAGTAAAGATGTTTTCGTACATTTTTCTGCGCTCAGCGGAGATAATTTTAAAACATTATTTGAAGGCCAAAAGTTTGAGTTCTCGATTGAAAGTGGAGCTAAAGGCCCGGCAGCTGCTAATGTTGTTCTGCGTGACTAAGTAACTTTTTATGCCCTTTGGCTATACAGTTACGAAGCTTGTACATGCTGAGAAGTTAGCCATACAGAGTACGCTAAAACATAAGCGGATAGTGAATCTCAGCTGTACGATCTTCACAACAGGCCAGCATAGCTTTAGCTAAATTTTAAGTTGAGGGTGCTGTCCGTTGTGGTGAAGTGCGGGACTGCTGCACAAACGGTCTGTAGAGCAGAAGCTAACTGCTCGTAAAAAAACAAAGTGCGTAAGGGGTTCGGCCGCCTCCAGAAGCACCACATTTTTTATTAATAAATAACCCGCCAAAGTGCGGGTTTTTCTTTATTTCTTATGTGATTGTCAAAAAATTTCTATGGCTGATTTATCAAATATTCTTTAACAATGCATTTATTTATCAGGCTATTGTGGCAGGGAGGAAGAAAATAATGTGCTGCAATGCGGACAGATGAGTTTCACCCCTTTTTGGACTCGGGTAAAGCTATGTTCTGACAATTGAGAGCAATTTGGGCAAGGACATTTTACGAGGTAGTTTCGGCGGGTTTTAGAATTTTTGCGTTCAGACATAAATTTTTCCTGTTTCAAAGAATGACAACAATACGCGATCTTGAACAAAATAGCCCTAATTGATTAAATAAATTTCTCGCAAGAGATTTATAAAATTGACTGCATACATATTTACTCCTAAAGTTGTATGCATGGTGAATCCCCCTAAGCGGTGGGGCAAAATGGCATTGAGACTCCCTTATCAACTGGGTGTCGTGATATGTTGAAGCTGCGAGTCAGGGTAAGTCAGCCAAAGGCTCACCGGGAGGCACCCGGCACCATTGCCCGCCCCCTGATTTTCTCAGGGGGCTTTTTACGCCGATATTGACATTATTATATGTTGAGATTTATTCTCACTTATCCACTTATAGTGGATTATATAATAATACCGTTGAGCCTTTGGGCTTGAAATGAGACATTATTTTTAACCTGGACCAGTGGACTTCTGCTGGTCTTTTTTTTCACTATAAGTTTCACGGGAAAGGATATGGTTTTCGTACGAGTCTTGTTCGGATTGCTAATCCAAGATTGCGGATCTTATACTTCTGTGCTTTCGGGTTTGACCCGGTGATGTCCCTTTTCACCGAGGGGCACCTGAACCACAAGCCAAAATGAATCATTCACAAGCCTGCAATGCAGGCTTTTTTTTATCCATTTTCCCCTGCACCACTTCCCCTAAGCGGAGGTGAGAGACATGTCCCATATGAGCAAACTCGTAACCGGTGTCGCGCTCGGCACTTCCGGCGGCACCATCCTGAACGGTGTTTTGACAAAACTGAGTCCTGATGAATGGAGTGCCGTCGGTGTGCTGGCTGGTATCGCGGGCATTGTCATCACCGGGCTTATTAACTGGTACTTCAAACGAAAGGTCGCCAATGCCCAGGTACGGGCGCTGGAGAAATACGGCCCGACGGTAAAAGTTGGAGATAAATGATATGCCGATGACCAGCAGTCTGCGCAATAAACTCATCGCTGCTGCGGGCGGCGGCGCGATGCTCATAGCCACTATTTTTCTTGGTGGTCATGACGGGGTGGAAGGGCGAAAATATGTACCCTACAAAGATGTGGCGGGTGTCTGGAGTGTGTGTGACGGTCACACCGGGCGCGACATCGTCCGGCACAAAACCTATACCGACCGGGAATGTGATGCCCTGCTGTGGAAAGATCTGCAACCGGCAAAGCGCACCGTTGACCAGTTGGTAAAGGTGCCGGTGGGCGAGTATCAGCGCGCCGCGCTCTACAGCTTCGTTTTTAATGTCGGCTCTGATGCGTTTTCTAAATCCACCCTGCTGCGGAAACTCAATAAAGGCGACCATGCTGGTGCATGCGAAGAGATGCGCCGCTGGGTTTATGCTGGTGGCATGAAATGGAAGGGACTGCAGAACCGGCGCGAGATGGAACGCTCTATGTGCCTGGCGGAAGGTAAAAATGACCTTTAAAGCAAAACTTATCGGTGCGCTGGTTATCACTGGACTGCTGGTGGCGCTCGGCTGGGCGGTCAATCACTACCGTGATAACGCCATCACCTATAAAGAGCAGCGCGATAAAGCAAAAGGCGACCTGCAACTGGCGAACGATACCATCAATGATATGAAGGTGCGCCAGCGAGACGTCGCAGCACTCGATGCGAAATACTACGGAGAACTGGCTGATGCCAAAGCGACTATTGACCAGCTTGAACGTGATGTTGCTGCTGGCCGTAAGCGGCTGCAGCTCAACGCCACCTGCGGAGCGAACGGAGCGCCCGGCACCACCAGCGTGGATGCTGGCACCGGCCCCCGACTTACTGACGCCGCTGAACGGGATTATTTCACCCTCAGAGAGCGAATCGAAACCGTCACAAAGCAACTGACTGGGTTACAGCAGTATGTCCACCAACAATGTATGAGGTGAACCCATGAAGCAGTAAAGCGGTGAGACCGTTCATGCAAGCCGCAGTCATGATGCGGCCCCGAGTCTCCATGAGAGAGCCAGACGCAGGTCCGAACTGCGACATACCGCTGGTCAGGGTTAATCGAGGAAAAGGGTATGCCGGAAAAGCAGCGCGAATGCCAGACGCGCACCGGTTATTAGCGGCAATAGAGCGACAGCGTCTCAAGGGCATGAGCGCGGCCACTGCGAGAGTGTGGCAGGCATCACAAGGCGCATTTACGAGTGCGCCTTGTGATGGTGGTTAAATGAATTCAGCTGTTCTCAATTTCGAATTCGTAAACTCCACTTACACCTTCAATCATTATTGCGCAATAGATAGTAACGTCCAGAGATTTAGCACCATGTTGTTTCATGATGGGGATGAATTCGCTACGGATGTGTCTTCTAGCGCATGATTTTTTGTCAGAGTCACTTATTCCATTTATGTCCATAGTGCCAGAAAATGTTGTTTCTACGTTTTCTAATTTATTCCAGCACGTTAGGTCCGCAATATCTCTCCTGATTTTGTCGGCCTTTTCCTTATCACTTTCGATTTTAGGGTATTTGTTTTTGACGGAGTAAGTAAGCAGAAAGCCCTTAAGCATGTGTGCGATCCTTAATTTAAAAAGAGAAATATATGGCACTCACCGACAAACAAGAAATGTTTTGTCGCGAGTACCTCATCGATTTAAACGCCACGCAGGCGGCTATTCGGGCGGGGTATAGCGTCAAAACCGCAAACCGCATAGCTGCCCAGAACTTGTCAAAACTTGACATCCAAAACAGAATCGCCGAACTCAAAACGAAGCGCAACGAAGATGTCGGTATTGATGCCGATTATGTGCTCCGGCGCTTGGTTGAAATCGACCAGATGGACGTTCTGGACATCCTTAACGATGACGGCTGCCTAAAAGCGATCAGCTTGTGGCCAAAATCGTGGCGTACTACGCTCACAGGGCTAGATATCAGTACGACCATCCAGAACTTCGATGAGGAGACATCTGAAACCATCCTCAAAAAAATTAAGTGGCCTGACAAGGTTAAAAACCTTGAGCTGCTCGGCAAGCACGTCAGAGTAATGGCATTTAAAGAGCAGGCAACCCATGAGCATACTGGCAAGAACGGCGGCCCGATTGAGCACGCAGTATTAAGCCGGGAAGAATATAAGCAGGCTCGACAGGAGATGCTGGAGGATGACGACTGTTGAGCAGCGGAACTACGCCAGAAAATTAGAGTGTGAGGAGGAGGGGCTGTACTTTGCCCGTTACTTCTTCAAACAGCGCACCGGCGGCAAAATGATCGTCGCGCCACATCACGAAGTCATACAGCAGACACTGGACCGGGTAATAAGCGGCGAGATAACCCGACTGATTATCAATGTGCCTCCCGGCTACACTAAAACTGAACTGGCAACCATCAACATGATGGGCCGGGGGCTGTCCCTGAACCAGCGCGCCCGCTTTATGCATCTCTCTTATTCCCATAATCTCGCGTTGCTTAACTCCTCGACCGCGCGCGGGATGATTAAATCAAAAGCGTATCAGGCTATGTGGCCGATGGAACTGCGCGATGACGCAGACAGTAAGGCGATGTGGTGGAATGAGTTCGGCGGTGGCGTTTATGCATCCTCCGCCGCTGGTCAGGTAACGGGTTTTCGTGCCGGGCATATGGAGCCGGGCTGGCAGGGCGCGCTGATTATTGATGACCCGGTAAAACCAGATGATGCCTACAGCGAGACTGTACGCGATGGCGTGAATAACCGCTTTAACGAAACCATCAAATCCCGTCTTGCTATCGAGACGACGCCAATGATCGTCATCATGCAGCGTATCCATTATCACGACCTGAGCGGCTACCTGCTGCGCGGCGGTTCTGGCGAAAAATGGCATCACCTGAATCTGCCGGTGCTCATCGACAACAGCCAGGCGTATTCGGCGCAGTACCCGGAAAACACCCACGCTGTACCGATTGATCATGGTCTGCCTGATGGCTGGCTCTGGCCATTCAAGCACAACGAGACTCACCGCGTTTCTCTGTTCTCGCACAGGCGCACCGCTGAAGCTCAGTACATGCAGAAGCCCCGACGCTTTAATGCCGAAGGCGCGCTATGGACTGAAGTGATGATAAGCGCCGCGCATGATCTGGAGATTCATGCCGACAAAGTACGCACGGTAATCGCTATTGATCCGCAGGCAACGAACAGCGAAGAGAGCGATGAATCGGGCATTGTGGCCGCGAGTGCCTATGGCTCTGGTGATAAGAAGCGGTTCTCAGTCGACGGTGACTACAGCGGTAAATATTCCCCGGCTGGCTGGGCTAAAAAGGCTATGTGGGCTTACGAAGAGCACGAAGCCGACGCGATCGTTATCGAAACGAACCAGGGCGGTGATATGGCGGAGGACACTCTGCGTAACGCCGGGTTCAAAGGCCGCATTATCCGTGTACATGCCAGTAAAGGGAAGTATGCCCGTGCTGAGCCAATATCCGCGTTATACGAACAGGGCCGGGTAGCGCACAACGGCAACCTTTACGTGCTGGAGAATCAGCTGATGGAATATGTGCCAGCCACCGCCAAAAAATCGCCGGACCGGCTTGATGCAATGGTTTATGCACTTACTGAAATCGGCGGCGCTCAGCCGATGGGCATGATGATTCCTAAACGCCTGCGCTAACCAAACGGACACAAAATGAACAAACAGCTACAGATGGCGGTTAATCACGCGATTAACGACGCCAGGCTTGCGCGCACCCGTATGCTGGCGGCTAACCCGACAATGGGACTGGATACAAAACGCAGCACAGCGTGGTGCGAGTACGGCTTCAAAGAGGATTTGACCTTTGATGACCTCTACCGTCTCTACCGACGCGGCGGGGTCGCTCACGGCGCGGTGCGTAAAATTATCGGTACCTGTTGGCTCAGCAACCCGGAGATCATTGAGGGCGAAAAGGCTGATGAAACCCGCAAGGTAACCGCCTGGGAGCGCAAGGTAAAAGCTGTTTTTACTCATCGTTTCTGGCGCGCTTTTGCTGATGCTGACCTGCGGCGGCTGGTGGGCCGGTATTCCGGCATCCTGTTGCATATTCGCGACAATCAGGACTGGAACCGGCCCGCTACCAGGGGTAAGGGGCTGGAAAAGGTTACTGTTGCCTGGGCGGGCGCGCTGGTCCCTTCTGCGTGGGACACCGGCCTGAACTCGCGCACCTACGGGCAGCCGAAGATGTGGCAGTATGTCGAGCAGCTGGCGAACGGCACTACCCGGCGCGTGGATGTTCACCCTGATCGCGTGTTCATCCTGGGAGATTACTCGAGTGATGCCATCGGCTTTCTGGAGGCAGCCTATAACGCTTTCGTTAGTCTTGAGAAAGTGGAGGGCGGCAGCGGTGAATCTTTCCTGAAGAACGCCGCGCGCCAGCTCAACGTGAACTTTGAAAAGGAAATCGACTTCAATAACCTCGCTTCGCTGTATGGCGTGAGCATCGATGAGTTGCAGGAGAAATTTAATGAGGTGGCCGGGGAGGTAAACCGCGGCAATGATGTCTTGATGACCACTCAGGGTGCAACGGTGACGCCGCTGGTGACCTCCGTCGCTGACCCCGGGCCAACCTACAACGTAAACCTGCAGACGGCTGGCGCAGCGCTGGACATCCCGACCAAAATCCTCGTTGGTATGCAGACGGGCGAGCGGGCCAGCACTGAGGACCAGCGCTATTTCAATGCGCGCTGTCAGTCCCGGCGCGGCGATCTGTCTTTCGACATAGAAGATTTTTGCGACAAGCTGGTGGCGCTGGGCATCCTCGACGCGGTGCCTCAGAAAACGGTTATCTGGGATGACCTGAATGCCAGCACCGACGCTGAGAAACTGGCATCGGCCAAACTCATGGCCGATATCAACAGCGCTTCCATTGCCACTGGCGAGCAGCCATTTACCGGCGAAGAAATCCGCGTGGCCGCCGGGTATGAGGGGTCGCCTGAGCCACTGGGGGAGAACGATGAAGAAGATGAAAACGAAACCTCCGATTCTGCCGGGAAATCTTAACGATCCCACTGGCGCTGACCGGCTCGAACGCGGCGCGATTAATGAGTTTGGCAGACGGATAAAACGCATCGCAAAAGCTTATCAGGACATTCTCGACCGTATAACTGAGCAGACCGGGATTGAAATCAGCCGTGCGAAGCGTATTGCCCGCACGGAAATACCTACGGCGCTGCGCCGCGCCCGGTGGGATGAAACGGATGAGGCAGAAGCGCAGTACGGGATCATGACGCGACAAATGCATCTTTCAGCGTTCAGCCCGACAACGCGGCGCAGGCATGCGCTACGGCACGCCCATCTTTACACCACTGAAGAGGTTCGCGACTGGTACAGCGTTGACGGCAACGCGATCATCCGGCATATATAGAAACCAACATTTACGATCAATACTACCGGGCAGCGCTCGGGATTTAAGGGGATAATATGGCTACCATATCTGACGATCTGGCATCGGGACTTACTAAAACTTTACAGATCGCCCAGCTTGACTTGCAGAACCAGGACAAGATGTTTTCCAGCGCTCAGACCGACGTAACGTTAACTCGCGCTGACGGCTCCACGTTCGCGGCGGCTACGTGGGCCAAAATGATGGCAGCGACCATCGATAATATCAAAAAGCGCGGAAACCTTGGCGTTAATAACCTCAATGAGATAAACGGGACATTAGAAGGGTTCTGGCATCAGCCCAACAATTCAAACGCCATCGCCAGCAGAAACTATCCTGAAACGCAGGCGGGATCATTGCTGGTTATGCAGAACGGCGCTAATGGTAGCACGGGATGCACTCAGGTTTATTACCCGTACAACAGCAATAACACCTGGATAAGATCCGGTATCGCTAACGCCAGCGGGATCGCATCATGGACCACCTGGCAGAAGCTGGCGTACACCAACGATCCCACTTTTAGCGGGAAAGTTGTTTTCCCTATCGGCTTCCTTGCTATGCAATCCTCCTCCGATCGCGAGCTGAAGAAGAGCATCAAATACACGCCGAAAAAAGCTCGTCTGGTGGCGCTGGGTGAAGTGATGCAGTGGGCCACTGCCACGTTTAAATTCAAGGCGCGCGGCGATGGTCTCATCCCTGAATCTGACACTAAACTGGGATTCATCGCTAATGATCTGAAAGAAGTCAGCCCGGAGTGTGTCGAAGGTGAAGGGCTGGCAGAAGGTGATGAACTCGACCCGACAAAAGCGTTTAGCCTGGACACCGTAGCAATGATGGCAAAAATGACAATGGCGATGCAGGCAATGGAAGACCAGATCACCGATCTGCAAAACACGGTGAAAAATTTGAAGGAAAAGGTTTTTTCTCAGTAGTGAATTCGTCAATACCTTACTTCAATTGCATCATTTATTTGTCAAAATCCATCTGAGCCATCCCTGGCGTATCGCAAGTTACAAAAAATTCCAGTCTGGAAATTAGTTATTCAACTGATATATCCATGGGTATATACCTTGAAAAAAACACAATCTCCCTCCCGGTATTCATCCTCGCGGGTGTTGAGGCGTCAGATGTTTTCAGATATGTCTTTACTAAATTAATGGCCGAAAGGATTGATTTTTTTCTTTCAGCAATTCTTTCAGCCATCAGCATTGATTCAAGTTCAGTCAGAAGAGTGTCAAAACTAACCGGCGCGTCAGCATCCAGTATTTTCACTACGGCTTCACCAAGAATAAGATCGGTGATTTTTTTGTCTTCTTTATACATAACAGCCACTTAAATTTTTAAACTACGATGAACTCAGGAAGGAAAGTTTGGGCAGATAAAAATCTGTTTGGGGCTTTTCTTCAGGACTGTCAGGATGTACATGCAGACATCTGTTTTACTAACGACACTTCTCGAAAGCCTGGCAGGATTTCTTAGCATAACGCTCCTATCTAAAAATTCAAACTCTCATTGTAAAAAGTATAGTAAATTTGCCATAAGGGTATGCTTTTTTTAGTAAAGGTTGTATGTTAGGAACGTAAATTATTGCTCGAGCGTAGCGGTGTCATAAACTGAGGGGAAAGGCTGTTTATTAACAGATTATCTTTGATTTATAATGTGTTTGTTGAGGATGTTATTTTTCTGATGGCCGATGTGTTGTTTTTTTCTTAACTTGTACTAGATTTATCATTCATATGAATGAGGGTCTTATAATGAGTAATAAGTTTGATGCATTTAATCCTGAAGAGCATTATGCAGTATTATGTACTATTCTTGGAGATGCAGTCTTTAACCTGCACCGTGAAAATAAGCCTGTAACTATAGCACAAATAGTTAGTCGTCTTTCTGAGGAAAGAAGGCAACGGGACGATAAACTTGAAGATGGGTATTATGAGGCCGTAATACGTGTTTTATGTGAAAAAACAAATTAATAGATGAGGCTTAGCAACAAATCATATGTTTTGTATAAGGCATAACATATGATTTTCAAATCTTGCCAAACATTTTTTTATTTTCATTGAGCAAGTCAATTGCAGTTTGCATTGCAATTTTATTATCTCTTCTCTTTTGCTTTTGCTGCGTTACCAGCAGGTATTCAAGCAAGGTTCTGGCGTTTATAGGTCTTCCCTGACGGGCGACTACTAACACTGCATCGCCAATAGCCAGTTTAACATGGGGTAATTGGCTTGGGAACCAGTCAAGCGTGTCTTCAGATTTCATTTTATTTCTCAAAACTTTGTTATCAGTAATCATCTTGATTATTGGAAATAGCTATACCTAAGCGTGTTAAAGCCAGTGCCATTGTGATGAACACAACTAGCCCACCTAAAGGTATTAAAAATATCAACATATTCATGGGTACTCCTTTTTCCATTATTTTTCAGTGAAGAAAAAAATAGGCTACGGACTTATGGAAGAAAACACTATCGTTCTATTACAATGCACGCTAAGTGCTAAAAAAGATACTTAAATTTATGCTGTTTCTTAAAATAAAAAACATTAAAAGTCCTTTAATTCTTATGCTCTTGTTTTGTGGTTGTTTTATCCTTAAGAGGTGCAATGAAAAGTTTTGTCAGTGATTATGGGTTAAGGGGGGCGCCTTACTTAAAATTATATTTTTATCTGCTTCATGCCCATTCCCAACATGCGCAATAGTGTTTGACGAATTGTTAGATTTCATGACATGAGGGTGGATAAAAAGATAGATGATTAGGTGTAACCTGTCATCAGTCTTTGTAAGACGTTACAGGCAATGATGTTATGGGGCATGGGTGAGATATAGCATCCCTGACAATGTCAGATGAACTTAGCAACCAGAACCCATAACAACACTAACCAAATGTTACTTAATGCGCTGTTGGACGATCTTTATCGTTTATGAAATCTGCATAGTCATTTACGTAAAATGAAGCTGCTCGGTGCGATCATTTTGATGATACTGTTATGACAGAAGTGAAGCTTGCCTATAGAGAAAACTCATTATGATTCCCAGTCATCAGCTAAATCTCCCACTTTTAACAATCCGCTCAGACGTGTACTATTGACGGTGAGCTTATCTTCAAAGGGTAAGGGTACATTTTCAAAGTAGTACACAGAAATGTACACATTCCGCAGAGTGAAGCGGAAAACCTTTCCTAACTGAATGATAATTAACTAAAATGCAATTTTGTATGTGATCTTTCGTGTGGGTCACCACTGCAAATAAGGACATAGAATGCCTGTAATTACTCTTCCTGATGGCAGCCAACGCCAATTCGACCGCCCCGTAAGCCCGCTGGATGTTGCCCTTGATATCGGACCTGGTCTGGCAAAAGCCTGTATCGCGGGTCGCGTTAACGGTGAGCTGGTAGATGCCTCCGATCTCATAGAAAGCGATGCGCAATTAGCCATCATTACTGCAAAAGATGAAGAGGGTGTGGAGATTATTCGCCACTCCTGCGCGCATCTGCTGGGTCATGCGATTAAGCAACTCTGGCCGAATACTAAAATGGCGATCGGCCCGGTTATCGACAACGGTTTCTATTATGACGTTGACCTTGATCATACGCTGACTCAGGAAGATATCGACGCGCTCGAAAAGCGGATGCATGAGCTCGCCGAGAAAAACTACGATGTCATTAAGAAAAAAGTAAGCTGGCACGAAGCGCGTGAAGCGTTTGTACAGCGCGGTGAAATTTATAAAGTCACCATTCTTGATGAAAACATCTCCCATGATGATAAGCCTGGTCTTTATCATCACGAAGAATACGTTGATATGTGCCGTGGACCGCACGTGCCGAACATGCGTTTTTGTCATCACTTCAAATTGATGAAAACCGCAGGCGCGTACTGGCGTGGCGATAGCGACAACAAAATGCTACAGCGCATTTACGGTACTGCCTGGGCAGACAAAAAAGCGTTGAATGCTTATCTGCAACGCCTGGAAGAGGCGGCCAAACGCGATCATCGCAAAATTGGTAAACAGCTTGACCTGTACCACATGCAGGAAGAAGCGCCGGGTATGGTGTTCTGGCACAACGATGGCTGGACTATCTTCCGCGAACTGGAAACGTTTGTTCGCTCTAAGCTGAAAGAGTACCAGTATCAGGAAGTTAAAGGCCCCTTCATGATGGACCGTGTGCTGTGGGAGAAAACCGGCCACTGGGAAAACTACAAAGATGCGATGTTCACTACTTCTTCAGAGAATCGTGAATACTGCATTAAGCCGATGAACTGTCCGGGTCACGTGCAGATCTTTAACCAGGGCCTGAAGTCTTACCGCGATCTGCCGCTGCGTATGGCGGAGTTTGGTAGCTGCCACCGTAATGAGCCGTCAGGCGCGCTGCATGGCCTGATGCGTGTTCGTGGTTTTACCCAGGATGACGCTCACATCTTCTGTACAGAAGAGCAGGTGCGTGAAGAAGTTAACGCCTGCATTCGTTTAGTCTATGATATGTATAGCACCTTTGGCTTCGAGAAGATCGTCGTCAAACTCTCCACTCGTCCGGAAAAACGTATCGGCAGTGACGAGACGTGGGATCGTGCTGAGGCGGACCTGGCCGTTGCGCTGGAAGAGAACAATATCCCATTCGAGTATCAACTCGGTGAAGGTGCGTTCTACGGTCCGAAAATTGAGTTTACTTTGTATGACTGCCTCGATCGTGCATGGCAGTGCGGTACGGTACAGCTGGACTTCTCGTTACCTGCGCGTTTAAGCGCCTCTTATGTGGGTGAAAGCAACGAACGTCAGGTTCCGGTAATGATCCACCGTGCCATTCTTGGTTCACTGGAGCGCTTTATTGGCATCCTGACTGAAGAATTTGCTGGTTTCTTCCCAACCTGGCTTGCACCCGTGCAGGTAGTGGTGATGAATATTACCGATTCTCAGTCTGACTATGTCAGTGAATTAACGCGAAAACTGCAAAATGCGGGCATTCGTGTAAAAGCGGACTTGAGAAATGAGAAGATAGGCTTTAAAATCCGCGAGCACACTTTACGTCGCGTCCCTTACATGTTGGTCTGTGGCGACAAAGAGGTTGAAGCCGGCAAAGTTGCTGTGCGCACCCGTCGTGGCAAAGACTTGGGCAGCCTGGACGTAAATGAAGTTATCGAGAAGCTGCAACAAGAGATTCGCAGCCGCAGTCTTCAACAACTGGAGGAATAA